CATTCGATACTATCAAGGCTGCTGCTGCGTCCGTGGCGACTAGTCTGCTCGGGTAGTACTCTCTGCAATGGTCGCTTACCTTGGCAGCTGGGGGGTTTTGGCCCTTCCCCTCGATAGTGGTAGATAGTGACGGGCTACTTCTTCTTGTTGCGAAGCGCTTCCGCCGCCTCATGCACCGCTCCACCCCGAGCCTCGGCTAGCTGCCTGGCGCGCCGCTCTATCTCTTGCTCCATTTGCAGGGCGAAGTCGGCAACGATATTTGAAATAGGCTGAGAGGCCTTCTCCCGAATCTGGCTCAGCCGGTATTCGCGTTCGACTGCGGATTCTTGTGGGTCGAGGCTTTCTTCGAGGCGCGAAATTATCTCTGCGTGCAACGATCTTGAACCCGCCTTGGCGCTTTCTTCGAGGCGCCGCCTTAGCTCGACAGGCATTCGAATTGGGTACGGGGAGATGGCGTGTCGATCATTCATGGCGGGCTCGCGCTTTGTGTTGTGCTCAGTATGCGAAATGAATCAAAAAGACTCAATGAGTTAACTTGACTCATTCCGCGTTTGAGTTACTATGACTCCACACCCAGCAAGGAGCGGAAAATGAAAGATGCACACAAGGTATCCCCATACAGCCTGCGGATTTCTGAGCAGCTGAAGGCCAGGGCGAGGGATGAGGCGCACGCGAACCGGCGCAGCCTTAATGCGGAGCTTGAGCTGTTAATTGAGGAGGGTTTCAAGTGGCGGGAAGCGCAGAAGAATCAGGCAGTAGCCTAAAACGAAGAAACCCCGGCTTGCAGGCCAGGGCTTCGGATGTGAAAACTTTCGACGGAAATCACGACATGAATAATAGCACAGCTGTAACCGTGGACAACCTCCCAGCTATCACTCACGCAGGTCGACCAGTCGTTACCACTGCGTTGCTGGCGAAACTGTACGGTACCGATGATCACAATATCATCAAGAACTACATCAGCAATGATGGTCGGTTTGTTGCTGGGAAGCACTTCCATAAGCTGGAAGGCCCGGAATTAAAGGACTTTAAGGACAAGGTCACCCAGAGTGATGTTGTCAATAAACGAGCAAAACACCTGATTTTGTGGACTGAGCGCGGCGCAGCTCGCCACGCCAAAATGCTTGATACCGACGAGGCGTGGGAAGTCTTCGAAAAGCTTGAAGATAGTTACTTCGGCAAGGCGGCAGTGCTCGCAATTGAATACAAGCCAGAGCCGCTATCCCCGGCCCATCAACGCCACATTCAAAACCGAGTCGCCGAACTGGCAGGGATGGATCGTAAGAAGTACCCAGCTGTGTGGCGCGGGATCAAGGACCACTTCCAGGTCGGCACCTACAAGGACATCCCTGACAGCCAATATCCTGCTGTTTGCGCATTCATGCTGTGCAAGCCGATTGATGGTGAAATCCCTACAGCAAAAGTAATCGAGCAGGCGACACCATCAGCCCTTGAGTTGTGGGATTTCAATTCACCGATCAGCACCTTAGCCGCCCGCCGCGACGACATGATGACAGTGCGAAACAGTGAGAGGGCATGGTTGGATGTGTCGCTTCACGACTTGAGAGATATTCGCGGGGAGGGCACACCGCTAGAGACGCTTCTCTGGTCGCTGGACAAGGCGGGTTTTGATATCGGCGGAGCGTGGTGGGAGTTGCGCACTTACAGGAACAAGCTGCAGGAGCTTACGAGCTCTGTCAAAGGGTTGAATCGGCTTGTTGAGGACCCTAAACGCTACGCCGTAAACCCAGCGGGAGGTATTTAAAAATGGACCTCCTGACACTACGCATTACCGGCACTTCCCCGCTGATGATGCACAGCGACCGACTGGCCAACCCTTTGCTGCCTGAGACCAAGGCTCACAAAGAATTGACTGGAAAGCGGAAAAAGACAGACGACGACCATCTGGCGATTGCTCGGTCCGAGTTCGTGGCGGGTGCTTACTTCGACGAGAAGCTTGGGTTTTACGTGCCGGGCCAGAATTTCGACGCGACGTTCTGGTCTGGCGCGAAGCTCCAAAAGATGGGCGTTCACTGGAAGCGCGGAGCGATGGTCATGACGGACAAGGTAAAACTGGAGTTCGATGGGCCGAACACGCCCGACAAACTCTGGGAAGACACGCGTTTCGTTGATTGTCGGGGCGTGAAGGTTGGTCCGTCGAAGATCATGCGTTACCGGCCGATCTTTTTAGATTGGGCTGTGACCTTGGAAGTCGTCGTGAATCCTGACGTGCTTGATGTGGCCGAGGCAAAGAAAGCCATATCGGACGCTGGCAAGCTGATCGGGGTATGTGAGTACCGCCCGCGCTTCGGTCGTTTCGAGGTGGAGTATGAGTAATCTCGCTCGCCATCCGCTATGGCGGCAGGCAGTTCAGGACTTCATTGCCGAGTTTGCCTACGGCGAAATCGTCGGGCACGACTGGCTGGAAGCGCACTTTGGAATGCCGGGACTCTCCGAAGATGATCAACTGACCGCAGATCAATTCCGCGAGCGCCAGTTTGAATGGCTGGCAAACGTCGAGGCATTTAAGGTCGAGTTGCTGCGCGACCACCAGATCTGCCTGCAGTCGATTCGCGGCAAAGGCTATCGCTGGGTACCGCCAAATGAGCAGACCGACCTGGCCGTCGCCGACTTCCAGAGGAGCGCAAAGAAGATATTTGGCTCGGTCGGCCAAAAGCTCCGTCAGGTACGCGCTGGCGAGCTGACTGATACTGAGCGAAAGGCCAACGTGGATGCGGTTGCCAAGCTATCCGCCCTGCAAGGCATGACTCGAAGCGCTCTGAACTGACGCAGCGTCATACCCTTTCAATGGAGAGGGTATCGCGGTGCGAAAGCATCATGTGGCGCGCTATGGTCGGCTTGGGCTAGCTAGGATTCGCTGCGGCGTGGTACGGGCTGAAAACAGCGTAATGCTCCTTCCCTGGAGGGAGCATTGCGGTGTACAAGCACCATCTTATGCGGCATGGCTCTCTGAGCTTAGGTGCGATAAGGCCTGATGTGGAATGGTTGGGCGCGGGCCGTAAACGGCACTGATAGGGCACCTTCGGGTGCCTTTTCTTTTTGTCATGGCTTTGGGCGCTCACCATGGGATGTTAGATTGCCTCTACTTTAGAGGGAGTTATCCATGGAATATCTGATTGTCTGGCTAGCAGCGGCCGGGGTTTGTGCGTACTTCGCCAAGCAGAAGGGAAGAAGTGTCGGTGGCTGGTTCGTACTGGGGTTTCTGCTGCCTGTCGTTGCCCTTGTGATTCTTTGGGTTCTGCCGTCGTTAGGATTTGACGACGCCAAAAGCCAGGAGATAGCGAGAAAGTATGGCGTGTCATCGAGATACAGAAAGTGCCCCGAATGTGCCGAGTTAGTCCAGCGCGAAGCCACGAAATGCAAGCACTGTCAGGCAGAGTTGTCGGCGATTGCCGCTTAAGGGAGGGGTGCCGATGTCAATTGTAACCTGCAAGAAGTGCGCAGCTCGGTATGAGGGCAATAGTAAAGTCTGTCCGGTCTGCGGGGCCGCGAGACCAGGAAAGCGAAATGTTCTGGTGCTTGGCGTAGTAGCGGTAATGGCGTTCGTACTGTTTTCAGTCCTTACCGCGAAGGATCCAGTTCCTGCGCCTCAGCGAACTGCCGACGAGATTGCCGAATCCGCCAAGGCAAAGGCTGCAGATCAACAAAAGCAGAAGGCTGAAGCCGAAGCTCAGAAGGCCGTGAAAGCCCAAGCAGAAAAAGAGCGGGATACAATATGGGTAGCGAAACAGTCAGTGATCAAGATGCTCAATGATCCAGACTCTGCGAAGTTTGGAGCGGTCGCTTATCGCAACCCCGGGATAGTCTGCGGATACGTAAACGCCAAGAACGGTTTCGGCGGCTATGTAGGCGAGAAGGAATTTATTTCGCTAGGAACCCCTAACACAACATGGATGCAGGGGCAGTCGAAAGATTTCGAGTCAACCTGGAACAAGCACTGCGCCAAGAAGTAGAAGCTACGAAACCACCAAGCCTCGCCAAGTGCGGGGCTTTTTTTCGACTGGAGAAAAGTATGCGGCCCCAAGATTTCTACGTGAAACAAAAGGCTGAACAGGGGCGGCGCGTTGATTTATCAAACCCTGACGGCACGCCAAGCGGCCATTGGATGGTTATCAGGTCGGTCCTATCCAGCCAGTACGAGCAGAAATTCAAGCAGATCAGCCATGACGCACTGGGCGAGGTGATGCAGATCGCGGCGGCTGGCGACAAGGGCGCTATTGCGCAGCTCTCGAAGACACTCGGTCGCAACCGCAAGGCCAGGCTGGTCGCCTCCCTCATAGCGGACTGGTCATTCGATGCCGAGTGCTCAGAGCAAGAAAAAACCAGCTTTCTCATCCGGGCTCCGCGCTTGCGCCGCCAGATCGAGAAAGTCAGCGAATCAATCTTTGTAGAGAGTGCGCGCCATGAGTGAAACCGCCCGACTGATAATTGCTGTCGATAGCTCCCAGGCGCGCAACGCGAACAAGGATCTCGGAGCGCTTGAGCGTGGCGCGTCGACGCTCACATCCGGCCTTGGCAAGCTGGTTGGTCCTCTAGTGTCCGTAGCTGGCGCCATGATGGCACTCAACAAAGCGTCAGATGTTCAGCGTCAATTCGATGTCCTGAATTCCGGGCTCATCACCGCTACGGGCAGTACCGAGAAGGCGGCGGTCGCGTTCAAGGCCCTGCAGTCATTCGCCCAAAAGACCCCGTATGACCTCAATCAGGCAGTGGAAGGCTTCACCAAGCTGGTCAACCTTGGGCTGACGCCGTCCGAGAGGGCGCTGACGTCCTACGGCAACACAGCCTCGGCGATGGGGAAAAACTTAAACGATATGATTGAGGCTGTGGCTGATGCCGCCACATCTGAATTCGAGCGCCTTAAAGAGTTCGGCATCAAGGCCAAGCAAAATGGCGACCAGGTAGCGCTGACTTTCCAAGGCGTGACCACGAAGATCGGCAACAACGCCGCGGAGATAGAAAAGTACCTAATTGCCCTTGGCGAAACCAAGTTTGGCGACGGCATGTCTCAGCGCATGAAGACGCTAGACGGGGCCATCGCTAACCTTGGTGATACCTGGGATACCACCTTCCGACTGATCAATGAGAGCGGCCTGGGCGAGGTGATGCGGGACTCGGTGAACGAGGCGATAACCGCACTGG